TGTGCATAATGGAAATTATATGTCCTTCCATATTAATGGAGCAGGAACTGGTAATGCCAATGAAAGACTTCGCATCACATCAGATGAGTTTAGAAATAGTACACAATTCTTTAGTAATAAAACAACAATTACATCAAATAAAACAATAACTACAACTTATAACCATATGTCGATTGGAAATATGACAATAAATAGTGGTGTAACAGTCACTGTAAATAGCGGTGCTCGTTGGGTGATAGTCTAATGGCAACTTTAAAAGTTAATTCAATACAAGATACTTCAAGTAATCAGTATGGTTTTAAAAATGGAACTATAATACAAGTTCGTAATTATTTGTACACTGATACACACGTTCGTTCTGGAAATAGTGAGGAACAAATGCCTAACATACTTGGAAATGGATTGGCTGTAATTACAACTCACTCAAACAAAAATCATATTATGCTTGAGACAACAATTCAGTCAGGTCAAGTAAGCACTTGGACTCATATGTTATATCGTTTTTATTATAAATTAGGAGAGGGTGGAAGTTGGACACAATGGACTGATGCAAATATGAATTCATATCAATGGAATAGTAGTGCTAGTGGTTCAATGAGATCAACAAGTAATATGGCAATATTTGATCCTGCTTATCAGGGTAATATATACTTTAGAATAACTCATTCTGGGAATAATAGTGGAGATGGATTACATATTAATAAAGCTAATTCTAATAATTCAGATGAAGCTAGAAATGAATATAATGTTGCATCGACTATGACTTTATCTGAAATATGGCAGGATTCATAAAATGAGCACATTAAAAACAAATGCAATTCTTAGACCAGCAGACGATAGAGTTCTCTTTCGTAAAGCTGGTGCGATTATACAATCAAAGAGGATAGCATATTATACTTCAGAGTATAATAATACATCACAAAATTCTTTATACGATATGCCTGGTAATTTAGGTGATGGAACTGCTGGTATCACTCCATACTTCTCAAACAGTCGTCTTTTATTCACAGCTGTATTGCAATGTGGTGGTGAAACCACTTGGAGAGCTAATTATTTCAGGACTTACTATAAGATAGGTTCAGGTAGTTGGGTTCAATTCAATGGTGGTTTTTCTAGCGTACTGTGGATGAATACCAATGGAATTGCAAGAACATTAAAAAGTTCATTTTTATTGGGTTCTTTAAATACAACCTCAACTGTTTATTTTAAAATTATGCATATAGGTCATCAAAGTGGTGGTTATTTGCATCTAAATTTAAATAGTACTTCTGGATCTGGCAGTGGTAATCAAGGTAGTGTTTTATCATCAATGTATGTACAGGAGGTATCCCAATGAGTGAAGTCGTTGTATCAAAGGTTACAAATGTTGCTGGAGATTATTTTATAGATGCTGCACAACCAGGTTCAATAATACAGGTTCAGGCATATGATTATAGCAGTGTTTATACCAATACTGATATTCAAAATAAAGAATCTGCGATGCCAGGAGTTCTTGGTAATGGAAGTGCGAAGATAGAAGTTGAAGCAGGTAATCGTATCTTAGTTGAGTGTTGTATGCATGTTGGACAACAAAGCACTTGGAGATATAACTTCTTCAAGGTGTATTGGAATGGTGGAAAAAATGATGCTCCTGCTGGTGAGTATGTAACTAGTAATTTAAATCACAACGATTCGTATGGTGTAGAAAATTACATCCGTACTCAAAATAGTTTATTGTGGGCAGGAGGTGCTGGAGGTGGTTACATTGAGAGTCAAAATGCAGGTAATTCCACCGCTGATTGGACTATTTTAACACCTCCTGTGGACAATGCTGGAACTGTGAACTTTATGATGTCTGTGGTTGGTCATTACAACGGTAACTATATTCATCTAAATAATAATAGTTCGACTGGTAATACTGGTGCCAATCAAAACAATGTATCCTCATCAATGATATTAAAAGAGGTTTATTATCCATGAATACTTATAGTGCAATTCTTAGTTTAGTTCCAAACGCAAAGTTTGCGATTACAGATAACAATTACAACTCAATAGAGTGGTTTGATGCTAGAGACAAACCCTCGGAGACAGATGTAATTAACGAAGTGAATCGTTTAATTGCTGATGAACCAATGAGATTATTAAGAGTCGAAAGAGATAAAAGACTAGCGGAAACTGATTGGGTTGTCGCAAAAGCAATAGAAACAGGAGGCACAGTGTCTGATGCTTGGAAAACATATCGACAGGCATTAAGAGATTTACCGTCAAGTGCAACTCCAGTTCTAGGAGCAACAATAGGTGGAAATTATGATCCAGGAATTAGGGATGTTACTTGGCCAACAAAGCCATCATAAATAGTCAAAAAGTAATATGGCGATAACCATAAGTGGTGCTAATAATGTAGATAAAATTCTGGCAACTGATGGAGTCCTGGATTCAATATCAGGTTTTAATGTAGTCGGTGTAATGACTGCAGGAACTTTTGATGTGACTGGAAAAACAAGCACTGGTCATCTTAGTGTTGGAAGTAATATACACATAGGAAATGCAGGTATTATAACTGCAACAACATTAGTAGGAAATGTAACTGGTAATATAAATCATACTTCTAATCTTCTTCTTCAGATTAGTGGTAGTGAAAAATTTCGTGTCGGAACTTCAGGTCAGTTAGGAATCGGTGGTGCAAACTATGGATCTGCAGGTCAGGTATTAACAAGTGGTGGTTCGGGAAGTGCAGCAACTTGGAGTACAATTAATCTTTCAGCAGTAACAGGTGCTACTGGTGATTTTTCTATTGCCGATAAGATAGTTCATACTGGAGATACAAATACTGCATTAAGATTTCCTGCTGCTGATACATTTACAATCGAAACTTCAGGTAGTGAAAGACTTCGCATCAAATCAGACGGTACCGTAGGTATAAACACTACAGGTAATTATGGCAATATTGCATTATCAATTTATGGTGCTGATGTTGGTGAGGGAACCGCAAAAGGACAATTAATATTAAAGGATAATGCTGCATATGACGCTTCTCCAACTGCGGGTATTGTTTTTCAGGGAATACACGCTGCTGGTTCTCAAGCAATCTTTGCTGCTGTTAGAGGATTTAAGGAAAATTCATCAAACGGTAATTATGCAGGTGCTTTAGCATTCGATGTGCGAGCACAAGGAGCAGTTGCCTATGAAGCAGCTCGCATCAACAGTTCGGGCAATCTTGGTATCGGTGAGTCTTCAAGTATAGATGCCCGTCTTCATGTAAATTCTGGAACAGATAATGCAACCTTATTCTTAGAAAGCACTGATGGTGATGTGAATTTATGCATGGCTGATAATGCTGGTAGTTGTAGGTTGTTACAGGCAGGAGGTAATTTACGTTTCAGAACAGGTGGAAATGCAAATGCTTTTGGAACTGGTGATAATGAAAGAATGGTTTTAGATGGAGATGGCCGTCTATTACTCGGAACCACTACTGAAGGACTTGCAACTTATGGTGAGAATTTAACTATTGGAAGTGTTGGTAATGGAGGTATGACGATTAGAACAGGAACAGGAAATAAGGGCACTGTTTATTTTAGTGATGGTACTTCTGGTGCTGCTGAGTATAAAGGTTCTATTCAATACGATCATTCTGATGATAGTTTGCGACTTGCTGCTGGTGGCAGTGTAAGACTTCGTGTTGAAAGCACTGGTGAAGTTAGAATGTTACCATCCACAAATGGTAATACAACTACACAGTTCTCATTTAACAATGTTGCAAGCACACCATTTATAAGCATTAAATCAAATAATTTATCTGAAGCAGCAGAACTAAGATTTGAAGAAGATAGTGGTGGTGCTGATATTGTATTTAAAAATAAAAATACAAGTGGACAATTATATAGTAATTTAGTGATTAAACACAAAGGTTCTTTATTCACCACTGAAAATGGTAGTGTAAAATCTTACCCGATTATTATGGGTACAGATACACAACACGATGCTCATGAAGGTCAGTTTAATTTTCATGATTTTAGAGGACCTACAGCACAGATAGGTGGTTGGGTATTTTTAGGACATGATTATGGACCTGCTCCTTATCCAGTTAGAACATTTAAAATTGCAGTGCCTCAAAATTCTCAAGGAACACTAGTTTATCAGGTATGGCATAATGGTGATGCAAACTATGATTATGGTGGATTATACGAAATAAGAATTAATCAGTGGGCTAATAGTTCGAGATTTGAATCTGTTTCTATTCGATGTATAAATGGTAAGAGAGATGATTTGGCTGTTGTTGCATACCAAAATACTAATGGAATAATGATTCGGACAAGCACGATTTGGGGAAGTGTATATATTAGAAAAGCAGGATGGGATGATGGAGCAAGAAATCCAGGTTCAAGTTATTGTGCTGTTGCAAACAACGGTGCATTAGCAATATATAATGGATCGGGAACTGATGATGGAACACCGCCCTCTGGTGGAACTGATGTATTTTGTTTTGATGCGAGTAGTTACACTGGTGGTTATGACATCGAAAATAACAACACTTTTGCAGGATAAAAATTATGGCAAATCCTCTTTTTACATGGACTCATAACGGAGTCGAATATACAACCAATCCATTTAAGGTCATTCCTACTGTTGAACAGGGTGGTCCTAATGATGGAAATGGTGGAAAAACAATGTGGGAAGCACTTGGTATGACCGAGGCACAAGCAACAACAATTAAAAATAATCAACAATGGTGGCATATTCGTAAAGAGAGAGATCGAAGATTAAAGTTAACTGATTGGATTTCTGGTGATGATGTTCCAACTGCACACAAAACAAAATATACTGCCTATCGTCAGGCATTAAGAGATGTTACATCTCAATCAGATCCATTTAATATAACTTGGCCAACAGAACCATAAATAACTAAAAAAATATAAATGGTATTAAGTAGACTCACAAAGATAACTGGACCTGGTGTTGCGACAGACACCAACTGGGTGGGTAATAATGCCGATTTTACTGGTATCACTACCACTGCTACATCATTTAATATT